CGGGAAACTGGGTCACAGATTCGTAACCCAGTTGATTTTTGTTAAGGAGCGATGCCTGACTGAACCGCATCACGACGCGCCCAGGTGATCAGGTAGGTTTGTGATGCGGTTGGAGTGACTGCGCCCGCTGTGGTGTTCATGAACGTAATCGCCACAGTATTGTCTGCACTCGCTCGGTAACCCACAATTCCTATTCCTGCCTGTGCAGTCGGTTTAGAAACGCCCACAATCACATCACCCGACTTTAAGCCCGGCACGGTGAATGTCTGCTCCGCTGAGGTATTGGCCGCCACTTCCGCAGGGGAGAGCGTAACCGCCACTACCCCCATGCTTTGAAGATTGCCTGTAATAATTCCTGAGCTCATGCCGCCTCCTTAGTTAGAAAGGATTCTGCACGCCATTTCTGGACGGATGGTCTTGTAACCGTACAGGATATCGATACGGCAAGGGAATACGTCATTGCTGATATCGTAGTCCTGAACAATCCGCAGGCTCAGACCGTCATAGTTTTCACGTGCGGCAAAATGAACGCCTCGCGGCATCTCAAGATCGGCTGTTCCGAATGTGAATGCGTCGCGATGGAAAGCCACGCTAGGCTTGTAGACGGTAGAAGCGCCGCCCACTTTGGTAAGTGCCGCACCGTTAGCCATACCAGCCGCTACAACGTTTTGCTTTGCGCCAGTGGTGTAAATAGCAGGGGAGAAACTTAAATCGCCTGCGCCGCCAACATAGTCCGCAGTGACTACAAATTGCTGCAATACGCCGGTATCTGTTTTGGTTTCTGGATGGACACGGTTACAGCCAACAACAGTAAACACATCACCTTTTTTGAACGTGGTCGCACCAACCGCCACTGTTACAGTGGTTGAGCCATTAGTAGTGACTGCACCATTGACCGTATAAGTGGTTGCTGATAGTGCGGTTCCAGTGGTTTGACTTGGGATCAGTGTGTTTTCATAGAACTCAAAGCCAGCAGTTCTACCCATAATGCCGTTTTTGTACTGCTTGCCAATCTGCGTAGAGTCTTGAAACAGACCTTTTAGCGCATCGATCAAATCGACGTTATCCTGAGTATTTAAACAAATGAACTGGTTATCATCAGGGGGAGTGAGGTTGTCGATAAGTTTTTTACGGGCTTGCATGAGCTTATTGAAATTGACTGCAGCGCCCACGTTATCGACTGCGTTGTAGACATCCAAGAACATGGACATAGCATCTGCTTCGACATTGGCCGCTAAGACAGCCATAGCCGGTTCCAGAATACGTTTACCGAAATCATCTAAGCTGAGGGTCAATTCCTGCGAGCTGAACTGCACGTCCACACCCTTGCGTTTTGTAATCTGGAAGGTAACGCTAGATTCCTCTGTATCCTGTACTGCCAAAGTTGCGTTAGAGCGGACAGTATATTTGTTGGGCTCGCGGATCTTCAGAGAATCGCCGATCTTTGCGCCTTTTTTAGCGTAAGAATCGTCATACTCTGTATTGATGTTGGTGATGAAATTCAATTTTTGATGCAATCCTTTGTGTTCAGTGAGTTTCGCTAATACTCACCCGCCTTTCGGTTGCTTGCGGTTTCCTCGCAAGAGCAGACTATCTCATCACCCAAAGATGGGTGCGATGCGCTTCGAGCCGCTTGGCTCTACTTCCTTACGGAATAGTCGTTACGCCTTACTTGATTGATGCGGACATACTCCGCCATTCCTGTGTTTGCCTACGTTGCAATTCATACAAAGCACCTGAAAGCCATCTGGGAAGCCGTTTTTTCTAAGCCACTGATAGAACTGCGTCCCGCTGCGTCCATGAATACCATTACGACGCATTTCTGATCCATTGTTATCGATATGATCAATACTTAGAAAAAGCGGCTCCGTCTCGCCGCAACACGCGCATTTAAACCCGCCGTATGCTTCGAATACTTGAAGCTTAAGAACTGCATTTAACCTTGCTGATTTCTCTGCTTCTTTCAGCCTGAAAGCAGCCAATTGCTCTGCATTCATTCCGCTAATCAGCTCTTTCCGTCTTACAATCAGACGATCTCGGTATTCTTGGCCTAGATTGGCTCTATATTTGCGCGAGTACTCTCTATGTCTTTCTTTATCTTTGCTTGCCTGAGCTCTTTGATACTCAAGAGTGCATTCATGGCAACGCCATGTTCTTCCTCGTTCCGAAGCATCAAATTCTTTACCGCAACCTTTGCAGGCTACTTTTCTAGGTACGCTCTTAAGCTTTGCTCTGTGCTTCGATGTATATGCAACGTGAAGCTTATTAGTACAAATCACACAGTAAAGGCGTCGCTTTGGGTGCGGTTCTTTCTCTTCTCCACATCCCTTGCAAACAATCTTGTCTTGGCTCGGTGTTGCCATGTTCCGACCTCATATTTAGTTTAACATTTGATGTTATTTCAAACATAAACATGACATCAGAATTTAGGTTTTCACCGAATTCACATCGTTTTCGACCTGTATTACTACAGGAAGGCACTGTTAGTTAATGCGTAAAGCCTCACGGGTAACTGCTGTGGGCGTTAAAAGCGTTTGGGTCATGATCGTCCTTTATTAAGTTGAGCTTGTCTTGCCTTCATCCAATCCTTCGTGGGCATGTTGTCGTCCATGCCTTTACGTGCCGGCGCATGACTGCCGCCAACTTTGGCTGTGGGCTTAATTTGCTGTACCGGTGTGGATGAGGCTGGCTTAGTTGCTTGCTTGACCAGTTGAGAGCCGACCATTGCGCTATGAAATAACTTGACTAAGCGAGGGTCATAGATTTGCCTGAGTTCTTCCTGGCTAAATCCATACTCTTTCGCTGCAAAGTCAGATATTTTCTGTGCAGTCTCTGGCCCCCAATTGGGGATATCGCGTTTAAGAACTTCCTGGCCTTGCTCGTAACGCTTGACAGTCTCCTGTTGCTTTTCGAGGGTGCGCGTTTGCTCTAGCTGCGCGGTTTTTTGTGCTGCTTGCTGCTTTAAATCCTTGAGCTGCTGGAATTGAAAAAATAACTGCTGCGCTTTAACCGGGTCGGTTTCTGAAAACTGATTCCAGTCCACCTGGCTAAACTGCTGCAATTGCGCATCTATCGCTTTTTCCTGTGCTTTGGCTTCTACCAGTTCGCTATCAGCTTTGATAAAGCGTTCTCTGGCTGCCTCGGCTTCCTTGCGCTGCTCGGCTAGTTCCTGAGTCTTTCTGGTGTAGTCAGATTGACGCAAAAAAGCATCTTTCAGCGCCTTGGGTATCTTGTACTTTTGCCCCTCGTGCTCTATCTCTTCCGAGTCATCCGCTGGGCTCGCTTCCTGTTCATTTGAATCAGGCTGCGTTTCATGATCACTGCTGATGGTGTCCATATTCTGGACGTCATCGTTTGAGACTCCATCATCGTTTGGTAAGTCAGGTTGGTTAGTCTCGATTGTGTCGTCACTCAATTAAATAACTCCGCGTGGGTTGGTTATAGGCAATAAAAAACCCGCTCTAAGGCGGGTTCCGGTTGTCACGTTTAGTGAAGATGTTCAAAGCTGCTCGAACTCTTTATCTATCTCAATCAATCTCAAGTTAAGTGCATTCATGGCCGCAGCTCTAAATCCTAAAAATAGGTCATCTGGGATATTCGTTTTTAAATCTGCTGCGTGGTCGCCGTTCCAGCTCTGTAAATAACCAAGTTTGTGTGCGCCTGTTAGCTCTTTCATCCAGATATCAAGCTCTATGATGATTGCCTGTTTTTCTTTTTTTAGTACGTGTGCCTTTTGTAATTGGTCTTCAGTCATTTACTACATAACTCCGTTAGGTTGGTTATCAGTAGGCGTAAAAAAACCCGCACTAGGCGGGCTTGGTGTGTTCTGTTGCGTTTGATCAGGTGGGGATGGATCAGGTGAGCTTAGCGCCTGTTGCAAGGTCTGCAATACGATCACCTGCACCTGTTCCGGTGTCATCCCCTGCTGTGTAGCCTGAATGCGTTTAGTCTCTGCGTTGTAGGCATCGATCTCGGTCTTTTTAAGATCGATTGTTTTATCTTGCTGCAACTGTTGAATCTGTTGCTGTAGCTGCCCAACTGCCTGTTGCGCTTGCTGTTGTAATTGCATGAACTGCTGCTGCAATTGTTGCGTTTGAGGATCTACTCCTTGTATCTGTGGAGGCAACATTGCTTTAAATCGTTCGGCAATATCTTCTGCACCCGGCCAATCGAGATTCTTAGCGAGTAGATCAGCCATGAGAGGTGCGCCTTGCGGATAAGAGCGGATAAATTCTGTCATCTGAACCGCGGCTTCCTCGCGCTTAGTGTTAAAGCTTGGGCCTGCTTCTACCACTACATCATAGCGACCTGTCGTCAGATCATAGATGTTAGCGATAGCCTGCTGCGTTTCCCCGGCTTCTTGCCGGTTGGTTTCTTCGGTGTTGGGTACGTTGGATAAGGGTTGATTGACTGGGACATTCTCTGTAGTGCCATCTTCTCCAATGATTCTTAATATGCGTGGGCCGTTGTAAACGTGCGGTACTAGATCAATCACGATGCGCCCTAGATGACGGATTGCGCGTGACAGGTTGTCTATGAAATGGAAAGTGCTTGTATCGCTTTCTCGCTGTCTGGCCATGATTGCTTTACCGGATGTTTCGTTACCCTTAGCACCCAATGACGCATCGAATATACCTAATGTAGCCTTGATATCATCAGAAGCGGTTAAGGCTTCCTGCATCGCTCCCAAAGCTGGGCCGGTGTCTAATGGTTGCCGCTGAGGTGGGATAGGCCCATCGTATTCAATGTACGGATGATTCTGACTGTTGATCGTTGCCCATTTTCTCGCATCTGTTGCGAAGGCTCCTTGCGGCCCGATAAATGGCACTCTAGGCGATAACGCAACCAGCTCAGTACCTGTGGTTCTCCAATAGTTATAAATTCGCTGCGAGTCTTTAGCTTCACGTATAAGCGATCTAAAGTAACGCTTACCCTCTACATTCACCTCATCGCCATAAACCGGAATGATCGGAATATATATGCCGGGCCAGTCATTTTCTTCCAGGATTTCTGCGCCGGTCATAATGCGCTGAATGACTTTCCAGCTTTTGACCTCTCGTTCCTGCTGCACCGTTAATCCTAATGCGTCAAATATCTCTTTTGATTCTTTATACTGCTTCGCATCAATCACATTGCCATTATTGAGCAATACGATCTTGCGGCTAATCTCTTCACGTTGCCACCATTCTGCAATCTGGAGCGTTTCCTGCTCCATCCAAGGAGCGCCTAGTTCGCTATAACCAAGATCATCCCAACTAACCTCTTCCGCTCCTTTGTACTTCTTGCGGAATGCTTCTTTGCTCATGGTATCTACGACAAACGCTCTCATCCAGTCAGATGAGTCTGCTTGCGTGCTGAGTGGATCACCATAGACCGAGAATATATTCGCTACACGGTCTATCTTGATATCCATGTCAAACGAGTCATCATGCGCGTAATCGATGCCTACACGCAGATAACCGAAGCCACAGGTAACCGCGTTATCGACTGCCGTGTCATAGGCTACATCAGCGTTTGAGATGTATTCAATATTGCGGATTAGACCGCTCAGTATTTCCGCAGTCTCTACGTCGCCGTGATCGTCAACCGGCTTGACTTTGATCGCCGGTTTGTTCTGCCGAGCATCGTTAACAACCTGGCGGATAAACGCGGGCAATCGGTTGATTGTGAGGCATGGCCGCCCGTCAATCTGACGTTGATTCCTGATAGCTGCGGGCCATTGTTCACCCAGGCGAGCAAATCTAAGATCATCAAGTGCATCATCGCGGTTCTCTCTTTCCGCTTCGTAGCACTCTTCAAACTGCTCAAGCGCGTCTTTTATTAGGTCGTCTTCTGTTGCCATTTATTTATCTATGCCGTAGCCTGCGAACTCATACCCTGAAGGTGTTTCGCGGTAAGTGCCTTTTTGTTTCATTGGATAGAAAAACCAGCCTTCATAACTGCTTAGAGGTATACATCTGGCAAAAGCCCAATCGAAACAATATTTCCTGTATCCAATGGTTTGCATAAACCAATAACAAAAGTATTCAAGCATTAACCCATCCATGCGCCAGATATTCCGGCATGTTCGTTTCGTGGTATTCTGTTAGGTGTACGGCTCATTAATCGCTCTGCGACGCAGCACATAAGCCCAAATGCATCTGAGCCGTGGCTAGACCAATCGTGCTCTGGCCCCAATCCAATATCGCGCTGCTCGTCTTTCTTCTCGTGATACCATCCAAGAGCTTCTCTACCGCCTTCCGTGGTTGATTCGTTAAACCAGCAGTAAGGTAGGAATCGTCTTACTGCTTCGATTCTGATTGATGCAGCTCCTCGTCCTTGGTTTGGCTCGACTGTGGTCTGGTAGCCTGCTTTGCGGAAGGCTGATTCGTAGCTAATTGCAAACACTTTGTCGCTCGCTGCTCCGTCGTGAGGTAGCCATACATGCGACCTTTCCGGCGTATAAGAGCTAGATCGTAACCAGTTAAGATGTGACCCGATTTCCTGCCCAACTGACTCATAGTAATTTAATACCCTAATCTCTTTTCCAATGATCTGAACTGCCCACATTGCAAACGCATCTGATCTGGCACCAGTTCCGCCAATGTCGCAAAACACATGTATTGTAAGAAGAGGATCAGCAGGTACTTTAGTGATCCTGCCTTCCTGCTTCGCCTGAATCAGTTGTTTAGAGAAGTACGCCCCGGTATTAACAGTCACGTAATCACCTTCCCAGATGTGAGCATATTGTTCCGGTCTGTTTTCTAAGTCGCGTAAACGCTGCCTGTTAAGCTTTTCAGGGAATTTCTTGTTGTCTTGCCAGTTGAGCTGAACCACTTTGATTAGAGGATCACTGATATATCTAAATCGACTTTCTACCGCGGCATTCTTGCGCTTGGGATTCCATGTTACCCATAACTCCGCGCACCAATCAGAGCCCTCCTCTCGTAATGTCGGCTCCAATGTATTCCATGCTTCATCTGTGACCGGCTCGGCTTCATCGACCCAACAAATTAGAATGCGACCTTTTGACTTAACCGACTGAATATTTCTATCTAACCCAGCAAACGCAAACCAGATTCTACCGTCATAGGATTTAATATACTTCTCCCCTATGTCGTAGTAATCTTTTAAGAACGGTTCTTCTTCAATTGCCCGTTTGCACTCTTCAAGGCTTGAGTCGTCCAGAGAGTTCATGAACTGACGAGCACATAGCAATTGGCCACTTATTCCCTCGCTTCCGTACATATAACCACGCGCCGCGATCATCTTTGCGAATGACCTTGTTTTAGCTGATCCCCTGCCGCCATAAGCCCCGCGCACATCTGCCGGACCAAAGAAAACAGGAATAAGCTTGTCCGGTAGATATAAATCTACTTCAGCTTCTTCCGTTGCTATCGTCACTGAATCCGACTAATCTTATTTTGGTTACCTTGACCGGGTTGCCTTCCTGCCCACCTACGTTTAAGTCTTTAGGAATGATCTTACCTACCAGGTTAAGAAACGCTGTAGGGTTCTCTCTAGCCTGTTCTAATAAGTATTCTTCACCGCCCGCCATGTCCAGGGCATTGCGGATCATGTCTTTTATCTCAGTGGTGGCCTTATTTGTTGATCCCTTTTTCCTTCCTGCATTGGCAGGTCTAGGTTCACCTTTCTGAAACTTCATTCGTTAATTTCCGTTATTAAAACGGATTGATTAATTTTTGAGAGAAATAAAAAAGCCCGACTCATTTCTGAATCAGGCTTAAAGTGTTTGCTAAATAGGCAACCGCTACATCAGACGTAACTCTATCTATCTAGCATAATCTTATCATTTAGCTGTCATTTATGCAAACGATTCAACAAAATTATTTGCGTTATCCGCACATATCATCCTCAGCTTGATAGCTATCAAGCTGATTAATTCTTATTATATGATTTCTTCCATTCATCAAGTGTCCTTGCAATAGTTTGCAAGTCTCCACTATTACCTTTAACAACAAAAGTTCGATCAATCCATCCAGATGACTCCATCCACTCAATATTTGCACCCTTAAATTTCATTATCTTCAAAAATTCTCTAATTTGACCACAAAACAATCTGCCGACGGTAAATTCTAATGTTCCCATTCAACTCCCTAATCTTTGTATAGAAATTAGCATGTAAAAGATAATTGTTTTTCATTGTCTCCATTATGATCATACACTTTATGAGACTGAACATTAATCAATCTAGCAAGCTCCATATGAGCTTCCTTGATCCATCGTCTATAGGTGCTTGGGCTAATATGCAGCATTGCCGCCTTCTCGTGCTGTTTCCAGTCACGCGATACGATGTATTCATGACGGATTAATCGATACTGATCATTAGGAAGTGATCTAACTGCTCTTTCAGTCTCTTGGCATTCTGAAT